AGAATTGCGTAGGGAAATGTCTGATGCCCGCCTCTTCTCCCGTCGGTTTGAAACCATGTTGACATTCAAGCTGAACAGTTTGAAAGAGTTGTGTGGGCGGCTTCCACGGGAGAATGAGGCGTTTTTCATTGAGACAAAGAAAAGCTTTACGGCATTCACTTTCATTGTTTATCTGATTAAGAATGCCGGGCAGGTGAGGCACTTGTATATAGCGACCTATTCCACCAACGAGCGTATCATCAATGCGTTGCTCCGTTGGCGTGAAAAAGGGTTGATTGGCAGTATTCATCTGCATATATCGGAGACCATCAAGTTTCGTATGCCGAAGATATACGAGAGGTTGATGCAGCTCCATCAGGATGGAGAGATAGAGCTTTCATTTGCATGGAGCCACAAAAAGATTACCTGCCTGGACACATCGGCAGGTTTCTTTGTGGTCGAAGGCTCCGGCAATTATGGCGAGAATGCGATGGAAGAACAATACGTATTCCTTAAAAACAAAGAAGTATATGAGTTTCGTAGCGGACGAATTGGTTAAGTGGCGTGACAGCCCGGCATGGTATGACCGTATCGACCTGGACGAATTCGAGCGGTTGGCAGGTATAGGCTATGAGCCGCGGCAGATTGCCATGTATTACCATGTACCGGAGAATGATTTTCTCTGGTACTTCAATTTGGTAGGTTCACCGCTGAAATACCATTATGAGCGTGGGCAACTGCTTCAACGGGCCAAAGAGGGGCTGGCCATGGCCGCCAGTGCGGAGACCGGTGACAATGTGACCCAGGCACAGCGGTTCGACAAGTTCCGTCAGGCGACCGGGTACCGCAATTCCATTAACAAAATATTTTATGACGATATAGGCTGATGTTCGATAAATCTTACTTTGAGACCTTGCAGGATTACCTTGCCTCCGGCTGCACCATGGAGTTGACGGACGAGGAACTGGATTACTACAACGTACTCTATGCACTGGTAGGCATTAACCGTAAATATGGCAAGGATAATGCCGTGGCTTTCCTGATGCACGAACCGTTTAATGTGGAACGGATGCGTGCCCGGCAGATGTATAGTGAGGCTATCAATCTGTTCTACCTTTGTGATACCATCGAGAATGATGCGCACCGTAACATGATGTATGACAATCTGATGAAGGCGGCCCAGGTGGTACTTCAGAACGCCACCAGCGCCAAAGATATGGAGGTGTACGGCAATCTCACGGTACAAGCGGCAAGAATCAAGCAGTTGGATAAGCCCGACCCGATAAAGCCGAAGGAGATGGATGAGAAACCGATCAAGGTCTATGACCTCGACCCGAATGCGGTGGGATTACCTTCTGCCAACCGTAACCTGCTCGCGGCGCAGATTGACGGTATGCAGGATATTCCTGCACGGGAGAAGACTCGTCTTAAGAGAGATGCCAATATAATTGATGTTGATATAGAAGAGATGCTCGATGACCAGGAAGAAAAAACTAAAGATATCGGATGATGTGGAGGTGCGCTATTCCAACTGGATGGCGCAGCTCATTGCAGTGATGCAGCCCTGGTCGCTCTATTGGATTGCCGGGCGTGCATCAGCCAAAACGGTGCAGGTGTTGGCTGAACGGGTGCAGGAGGTGGCGCAGGACTGCCCAGGTGCACCGTTCGCATGGGTAGCCGATACGTATTCTGATTTGCATAAGAATGTGGTTCCCTCGCTGGTGGACGGATTGTCGAAGCTGGGGTGGGAGCAGGGCATCCATTATGTTATGAACCAAGAACCGCCGAAAGAGTGGCGCGACCGCATGTACAACGTATGTTCCGACTGGCGCAATACCATGGTGTTCTACACCGGTTTCAACTTCACCTTCATCTCTTTGGACCGTCCGGCCATCGGTGCCGGTCGTTCCTATGTGGGGGTGTTCGGTGATGAAGTGAAGTATTTCCCGGAAGAGAAGTTCACGAACTTGCTGAAGGCCGTGCGTGGGTTCCGGGTCAAGTATGGTGATAGCGTATGGTACCGCAGCCGTACACTGACTACTGACATGCCGAATCCGAACCATCTGGGTGAATACGACTGGATTCTCAAGCTGGCCAAGCAGAATGACAAGCGGAAAATCCTTCTCATGTTGCAGGCCGGCTTTGTCTATAACGAGACGAAAAAAGAGTATGTGGCGGCTATGCAGCGGTACAAGGAACTGAAAGATGCTTTCCGGAAAGATCGTTCATTGCAGGCCAAGCTTGATACAGCAGAACGTTCCATGGAACTCGCTGGCAAGAATATGAAGCGCTGGGAGGAGCGCTGGATTAAGACACGCCGGGGCGTATCCTTCTTTTTCATTTCTTCCTCCTATGTCAACGTGGATATATTGGGTGAAGACTGGTTCAGCGATGAATTCGCTGAAGGGCTGGAAGGTATTCTTTGCAACATCCTTTCCATTATCCCCAAGCTGGAGGCAAGCCAGATGTTCTATTGCAACCTCTCGATGAAGCACTTCTATGCGGACGGATTCCTGAATGAAGTGATAGAGCAGCACCCGTTCGGGTGGGAGCAGGACTGTACGGTGCTCCGGTACCTGGATAAGAATAAACCGTTGGAGGCAGGCATGGATTCCGGCAATATGCTTTCCATGGTGTTCGGGCAACGTAGTGGGCGTGTGATGCGTGTACTCAAAGAACTCTATACATTGCCGCCTAACTCCGTGCGTGAGCTGGCCGATAAGTTCCTCTATTATTTCAAGCCGCACAAGCGCAAGATACTGAAGCTTTATTATGACCGCTCCATGAACAACTACAAGGGGGTGGGTGCGGATATGGCCACACAGATAAAGAAGAACATCGAGACGGATGCGGAGGGCAGGCGTACTGGATGGCAGGTACAGCTGATGAGCTTGGGGCAGGGCAACATCGGTAGCAATCTGGAATACCGGTTCTTCATGGACTTGCTCAGCGGTAACTTGGAGCGCACGTTGTTTACACTGTTGATTGACCAGCACAACTGCCCGAATCTCAAGTCGGAAATGGAGGTGACAGAAACCAAGGTGGCTACCCGGCCGGACAGCTCCAGTGTGATAGTCAAACAGAAGACCGGAGATAAGCTGCCTGCACATAGATTGCCTAAAGAATCCACCAACCTGACCGATGCCTTGAAGTATTTCATCCTGCGCAAAGAGATTATCCGCACCTGGAGGATGGGCCGCAATGTGTCCGGCGCCGCTTCGGTGTGACATTTCTTTTCTGTTTGCTTTGGCTCTGTTGTCCGTGAGGATGGCAGGGCCTTTCGTTTATGGGGGAGGCCGAAGCGGGTGGGATTGGGAGCATCGGGTACAAATTGTAAAGGTTTTGTCATATTTCCGAATCTGAAAGGGCGCTTGCGACCGCAAATCACCGACGGCGCGGCTCGGGCAGCAAGCTGATTCATCCCTACAACAGAAGTCGCAGGGATGGGTTTTCTTTTTGGTTTTCAAGGAGATGGATTTTTGATTAGGGTGTTTCTGTACCCAAAAACGCCCCATTGGGAGAAGAAGTCACCCCGATACGGGGTGGGCGCGCGAAAAATCCCGTTATACAAGTCTGGTTTAGGTGCCGGTGGCGGTATATCCTATGTCAAACTTGCATAACGGGATTTTTCGCGTCTTAGCGGTAGAAAGCGGTGCTTTCTGTCTGTTTTTATGAAACGCCCCTCCATCTGGAAGGGCAGAGCGGTAAGCGTTCCGCTTGGCGTGCCTCCGTTTCTTTTCCGCAACTCCTTTTCATTTCCTGCATCTCTGTATGCGGTCAGGTAGTCTTTTGAGTCCGCAAATGTAGGGCACCGGTCTGACAAGCAAGGTCGGGCATTGTCCGCTAAAAAATCTCCAGCCCTACGGGTAGTATTCAAGCCTTCGGTTTTAGTCGGAACCTTGCGGAATGTCATCCTCGGCACCTCAATTATTGCGGCATCAAAAGGCAACCATACCGCACGTCATACAGACACGCCGGAATAAAAAAAAAGTCGTTCCGGGAAACGGAGAAAATTAAAAAAGGCTCCACCCGACGACTCCAGAAATCCAGAATAAATTAAAAACTTACAGTTATGGCAGCAAAAAGAAACATCCCCGAAGCATGGAAAAATCAATGGTCTAAATTCATGTTTAACTTCTTTGATTACTTGCCTACCAAGTACGAGGCTAACAAACGGGAGTGGTCTATCCGCAGGATGATATGGGATTTTAAGGACGGGAAGCGCAGTGCGTCTGTGGCGGAACTTGTAGCGAAGAAGATGCGCGAGCAGTTCGGTGCAGAGGTTTGCAACGTGACGTTGGTCTGCATACCAGCCAGCAGCGGAGAGAAGAACGAAATCAGATACAAGGCTTTTGCCGAAGAGGTGGCACGGCTGACGGGGTGCAGGAATGCGTACAAAGCAATTACCATTGAGGGGGGACGGCTTGCCATCCATGAGACGAAAGCGGCCAAGACGGTGCAGACGGTGGAGGTCATCAAGTTTGACAAGCGTTTTTTCAAGGGTAAGAAATGCCTTGTATTCGATGATATACTGACACAGGGGCATAGTTACGCACGGTTTGCGTGTGCACTTGAAACGCTTGGGGCAGAGGTTTTGGGAGGCTATTTCTTAGGCAAGACAATTCTTTTATAACAATTTAATCCATACAATTATGAATACTCTTTTTGATAACGATTGTCGCTACATGAGCGACAGCGAACTGATTTACGAAATCAGCAACAACAGACAGATTGTTTCGGACATCGAACGCGGTAACGAAGTGATAGACCTTGAAAAATTGTTTTCCTCTTTGACTCCTGGACGCAGGAGGGTAGCCGTGGCAGCCGTGGAGATGTACAAGAGACAACTGTCGCAGCAGGTGGAACGCAGGCAAATAAGGATGAGCAAAGACGTATACGAACTGATGGAGCCGTTGATAGGAGATTTGCCGAATGAGGAATTTTGGGTAGTGTCGATAAACCAAGCCGGACGGCTTATCAAGAAAGTACGCATATCGGTAGGCGGCATTGACCAGACTTCAGCGGATATAAGGCTGATTATGCGCGTGCTGATTGATACGGGGGCGGTGCAGTTCGCAGCGGTGCATAACCATCCGAGTGGCAACATCCGACCGAGCAATGAGGACAAGAGACTGACGGAGCAGCTTAAAAAGGCGGCAGGGTTATTAAATATTAGGATGATAGACCATGTGATTATAACGAATGGTGGATATTACAGTTTTGGCGATGAGGGGCTGATTTGACGGAGGGGTGCAGGGCGCACCCATTCCGTTTGCTCGCACGCTCGCAAACGGAATGGGGCCCGAAAAGCGGAATGACTGGTCGTGTTACCGTTCCTTCAACCACGGAGGGGAATAAAATGATATAAAAAATAATATCATTTTTCTGCCCGATAGTTTTGTGAATGATATAAATATTTATATCTTTGCAGAGTCAAACAATAACAATTCACAAATGAAGAAATACAAAGTCAGAGAAGTAATCAAGTTGCTCGAAGCTGACGGATGGGTGAAGTTGAAAGGCTCTGGAGGTGACCACCGGCAATTCAAGCATCCTACGAAAAAAGGCAGGGTGACAGTAAGAGGTCATGAAAGTGAGGTATTAAGCCAATTTTTATTAAACAGTATTTGGAAACAAGCGGGGTGGAAATAACACCCTGCTTCAAAGATAAGGAGAAAATTATGGAAAAGATTAAAGTTAAGGTTGACTGGTGCGATAAGAATTTCGGTGCAGTTACCGAAGATGATGTACTATGCGGCATGGTTGTTGCTACTTCCAAAAGTTATGAGAGCCTGATGATTGAACTATCTGAGGCTGTCCGTGAACATGTGGAAGGACTATTGCAGGATGGCGAAACGCTTCCCGAGTGGCTTGTTAGCGGAGACTATGAATTCGATGTGGAATTGGGAGTTGCCGCACTGCTCCGTAAGTGCGAACAGTTTACCTCCTTGGCTGCCATATCCCGTGTCTCTGGCATTAACCAGCAACAGCTTTCCCATTATGCCAGTGGGTTGCGTGTTCCCCGCATTGAACAAAGAAGACGCATTGTGGATGGTATTCACCGTATTGGAAAAGAATTTTTATCCGTTGTGTAGTTATTGTTTGACAGCGTATTATACAATGTGATTTTCGAAGGCTTCCATGTGATGTGGGAGCCTTTTTTGTTACAAATCATGAAGGAGATTTTGATAGATTTCAGAAGTGGAGCAAAAAACTCCGTTTCATTTTTGCCGTTACAAATATTATTCCGATGTTTGCAGTGCCCTAAACATAGTGAATTTGTTACCAACATGAATCCCTTTTCAAAACGTAATCCGTAGAACCGGGTTAAGGTGTCACTATACCTTTGGGCGCGTTTTGAGAAGGGATTCGCCATTTATGAACTATGGAAAAGACAATACTATGGAACTGAAAGATTTTATAAAAGCTACAATAAAAGATATTTCTAATGCTGTCACAGAATTGAATGAGGAAATGAGTGATAAAGGATTACTTGTTAATCCTATACCCGAGAACCATCAAGATGGGATGGTGTATTCACAAGATGGACGTTGGTTGCAGAAGATTGACTTCAATGTGTCCGTTACTACATCGGAAAATTCTACAAAAGAAGGTGGATTGAGAATTTGCGTGGCAAAAGCTGGTATTAGTGAAAATACTACAAATGAGGCAATAAGTTCATTGCATTTTCACATAACGGTAGCCTTACCCACGTGCATGGGGTAATTCGAAGTACTCAGCTTGTCCGGTGGTGAGGTAACGGTAGAGGATTTCCGAGATAATAAGAGGGTGTAACTCCTTCTTAGGAAAGAAGTTCTTGTACCAACCAAGTATCTCTATAGCTTTATCCAAACAGTATTTGCGAAGTTCTATTTCGTTCATAGCGGATGTTTTTTGCAAAAATAGCATATAAATGTTTGAATAGGAAATTATTAATTAAATATCTAAATGTATGAAGAAATGTTTGTTTTTGATGACTTGTTTAGTTGTCTTATTTTTAACAGCTTGTGAAGATAATAAGCCCACATTTACAAGAGCTGCCATAATCTCAGAGGATTTCGTTTCTCCACGAATGAAATATCCGGCAGAGGTTGAATTTGATGGTGATCGTAGAGGTTCTGAAACTTCACCAAATGAGTATGATGTTTTTCAGAAGTTTACCGCAAAAAATGCTTTTGGAGTTAAATCGACTTATGTGTATAAGATACATATGATTTATAAAAGTGGTGATTGGACTGATGTTAACAGTTGGACTTATGATTCCTTAGTCATTGAAGAAGTATCGACCGGAGAACAGTATAAATACAATTCTCCTACAGATTAAATCTTATTTGTTTGGTACTTTCAAATATTATGCTCATATTTGCAGTGCTAAACATCAGTAGGATATAACCTACTTCGCAGAGCGCGGTTAATGCTCACGAAATACGATGGGCTTTTTTTATGTCCATACATAGAGCATTTTACTGACGTCAGTAAAATGTTATATATGAAATAGGCGGCTGCCTTCCCTTGTAGATTTTGCTCTCCGGAGTTGGATACTACTGATGTTTAGCGACACGGGAAATGGCAGCCGTTTTTCTGCTTGAACGCTAAACATCAGTAGTTATGAAAACTCAAACATCTGGCACTCTTAACGTGCCTGCCTCTGGCATTCCTGCCGTGGGCGAATCTGTTAATGTTCTTACCGAGCAAGTGAATAACCTCCAGCGCAAGTACTACCGTGCTTTGGCTCCAGACTGCGAAGTCCAGACCGAAGCTGACAAATGGTATTTCCGTGCCATCGGCTGGACGTGCGCCAGCCTGGTGTTTCCGCCGCTGGTCATCGCCGTTGCATTGTGCGTTTATAAGGCAAAGAAGTGCCGGAAAGGGGGTGAGGTATGACTAAAGACGAATACATCGCATTCTTGGAAAGCGAAAATGCGCGATATTACAAAGAAATTCAGCAGCTTACTTATGAAAAAGGGCTTCTTAAGGGTAGGCTTATGGGGATATATGAGTGCAACCCCAGGCTGGGCATGGAAGTCATAAAGGGAGGCAAATATTATGCATTGGTACAGAAAGGAGGCGTGAGATGAATGAAGCTGCAAAGAATAGCAAGAATATATACCGGATGGAATATCAGCTTGAGGTCCCGGTATCAGCAGGGTTGAAACCATTGTTCCAACAGATTGAAGAAATACGGTCTGAATTGGGTATAGAGCCTTCGGCTGATGATTTCTGTGTGTTGTTTCCGTATGAAAAAAAATATATTCAATATTGTGCCAAAGCTTTGATATATTATTCTCGAGAGGATGCCTTATTGGTTCTGACTGGAGGCATGAGCGAAGAGGATTACATCATGCGCCATATACGTTCGACTACAGATGCTGACGGCAAGGTTCTGACGCATGAGGATGGTGGTCTGGATGACTTTGCCGTAGAGGATATTTTCTAAGAAACATTTTTTTTACATTTGAGAAGCCGGTGGTCCGTGATGGATAGCCGGTTTTTTTGTGTCCTTTTTCGGACAAGTGGGCTGGGGTACTTTTGCAGCATGGGAGCACATGCAGAACGATTATCGCAAAATAATAACCGCAGCAGCTGGTGGAGCAAGAAGAACCGGCTGGCTGATAGGTTTCCGCTGGACATCACGATAGAGGGTGATACCGGCATTACGCAGCAGTTCGAGCGGCAGCAGGATGCGAAAGCGGTTGCGGCATTCAACGGTCGAATACGCGCCTGGGGTAAGAAGGTGAACGAGGCGTTGCAGGCGAGCGTATCGAAATGGATTGATGAAGATAAGAAGCTTTCGGCATCCATCAGGCAGAATTACCGGCATTGGGGCAAGGTGCCGGCCAAAGGTGAGGAGATTACGAGCATCGGCTTCGGATTCAATGCCGATGGGCTTTATGTTCATCTGGGTGTAGGCCGTGGGTATAATATGGAGGGTGGTACACGAGTAATCACCAAGAAAAGCAACAAGGATTGGAACCGGGAGCCGAAACTTTGGTTTAATCCCGTGATTGAACAGCATATACCGGAACTTCAGCAGATAGTGGTGGATTATTGCGGTTCGCTGTTCATTAATACAACGAGAATTTATATCAATAGATAGTTATGAGTGAGATAAAGAAGATAGGCAGTTTCAGTTTTGTGGATACGGCTGCCGGGCAATATGCCATTAACATGGACTGGAGCCAGAGCATGAGTCAGTTCTTTAATGCTGGCTCGCAGGACTGGGACGGTGACCCGGTATCGGTGGCAGGTGTACGTGTGGTTCCATGGGGCCCGGACAACAATATGCCGAATGCCATCCGTGACTTGCTGGAGAAGAACAACCTGGGTCCCGGTATTCTGGACCGTAAGGTGGGGTTGCTGTATGGGCAGGGGCCGATGCTTTACCGGGTGAAGATTGAGAATAACGAACGCATCCAGGAATGGATGGAGGATGCCGAGATTCAGGAATGGCTGGATAGCTGGGACTACAAAGGGTATATACGTGACAACTTGGTTGAATACACGCACATGAACGGGCATTTCACCAAGTATTATATGGGCAAGGGAGTGCGTATCGGCCGCCCATGGGTGCAGCGATTGGAGTCACTGCACAGCGAAGAAAGCCGTTTGGTATGGCCGGAGAATGACAGCCGTAGGCTTGAGGATGTCACGGAATACCTTACCGGTGATTTTGATTCCTTCAAGAGCCGCACGTTCCGCAAGTACCCGGCTTTTGACAAATGGAATCCGACCCGGCACGAAACTGCCATTAAATACCATTGCATGCGGAGCTTTGGCCGCAGTATGTATGCGATTTCCTGCTTCTATGGGTCGGTTCCCTGGCTGGAGAATGCGAACAACCTTCCGGAAATTATCAAGCATCTGAATGAGAACATGATTGCAGCCGCTTATGTGGTGCATTCTCCGCAGGAGTACTGGAACCAGAAACATGAGCTGATTATGGCCATGCACGAGGATTGGGATGAGACGAAGATTCAGAAGGAAATGGAGCGGCTGAAGGATGAATTGACCGAAACCATCGCCAACGTGATGGCTGGCAAGAAGAATGCCGGCAAGTTCTTCAGCTGTGTCGACTTCGTGGATGCCGACGGCAATGCCCAAAGCTGGAAGATAGAGCCTATCGAGATGAATATCGACAAGTACATCGAGGCGCAGGCGAAGATTTCACGCATCGCGGACAGTTCCACTACCAGCGGTTTCGGGCTTTCTCCGGCATTGGCCAACATCATCATTGACGGCAAGAGTGACAGCGGCAGCCAGATGCTCTATGCATTGAAGATATTCTACGGGGCTGACACGCAGATTCCCGAGGATATTGTACTGGAGGCAATCAATGATGCCATCCGTATTAATTTTCCGCATAAGAAGGGGATTTTCCTCGGTATTTACCGGAAGGTTATCAACAAGGAAGAGAATGTATCGACGCCGGACAGAGCGGCAAAACAAGTATAGACATGAGACAGAAGGATATTGAATTCCCGGACTGCTGGGAGGAGGTGAAGCCGTTGGAGTGGCTGCACCTGCTGAAGAACCGGGAGAAGCTGATGACGAAACCGGGCATCAGCTTGCTGGACGTGAAGCGCGAGTGGTGTGCGTATGTACTGAAGAATAGGGGATATGTCTTCCGTTCAAAGGTGCAGGATATGCTGCTGGTGGACCATTTGGCCGAGACATTGGCATGGATGTGGAGAATGGAGGGAGACGCTGTGGTACTGGCGTATGACTCGACTGTGAATCTGATACCGGAATGGCGATATCTTCGTGGTCCGATGAGTCATGGGGCGGATTTGGCTTTTGGTGAGTTCCGTCATGCGGTAGCTGCGGTCAATAGGTATAATGCCGGGCATGACCCGGTAGACTTGCAGGCATTGTGTGCCATCCTCTATCGTCCTCCGGTGGAGAAAAAAGGCTGTGTAGAGCGTGAGCCCTTCCGTGAGCAATATATGGGCAGATACATGGGGCTTGTGGAGCACATGCCGGTGTGGATGAGATGGGGGATTTATGCCTGGTTCTCCTACTTCTGTGAATACTTGTTTTCCGGAACTTTCATCATTGACGGACTGGAACTGTGCTTCGGACCGGTATTTTCCCGTGGAAGGGACAAGGATGCCCGGCAGAATGATGTGCAGAGTCTGGGCATGAACTCGATACTCTTTTCTGTGGCCGAAAGCGGAGTGTTCGGCAATGCGAGGGCTACCGATGATACGCTGCTGCTGCGTGTGATGATGAAGTTGCTCGATGACAGGCAGCGGGCAGACGAACTGATGAGGAATCTAAAAAAATGATGTTATGATATTCAACAAAGACGGCCAAGGTGCCAAAGAATTGCGTGAGTTGACCGCCAACTATTACGCTAACAATGATTTCACCAAGGTTATCGGTGAGATAGAGCTGGCTACTGAAGAACTGGCGCAGTTGGTCGGTAGCAAGGTGATAGAACTGGCAGAGAACTATTATCTCAATCCGGAGAAAGAGGGTACTGATACCGGGATTGTACGCAAGGTGCAACGGCCGATTGCGCTGTTGGCCACATTGCGGCTGTATCAGAAGAATGACCTCAGCCATGAGGATGACGGGCGCAAGTTCAAGGTGGCTACCGATGGCAGCGAAAAACTGCCCTGGGAGTGGCAGTTGGACCGTGATGACGCGCTACATCTCGAAGAATACTACAAGGCGGTAGATGTGCTGATTCGTTATCTGAATGACAAGGAACTGAAAGAGTGGACGGATAGCGACATGTATAAGTCTGCTCAGATGTTGATAATCCGTAATGGGGGTTCTTTCGATACCTATTTCCCGATAAATAAGAGTGAGCGTATGTTCCTGCTGCTTCTGCCTTTCATCAGAGAAGCCCAGCAGTTGACGGTGAAGCGGGCATACGGTGCCGGTTGGGAGGCACTGCTTGCAGAAAGCTCGGTACCGGAGACGGACGCGCATTTCGCAGCATGCAAGGCGGTGGCGTTACTGGCCATGAGTATGGCGCTTCGTCGCTTGTCTCTGGGAGCGATACCGGGGGGAGTGATCCGCAGGTTTGTGGCAGAAAGCGGTATGAATGCAAGTGAACCGGCATCGCTCGATGATGTGGAGCGTGTGGCCGGATGGATGGCAGACGATGCTGCCACTTGGATAGATGAGATGAAGCGGGCGCGTGACGGTAGTATGACCGATTACGAGCTGCTGCCGAAAAATGACCGTAGAAACAAATATTGTCGTTTATGAATGTAATACAGAGACCCAGGGCGCGGGAGTTCTGCGCCACCATGCAGGACTACATCATTGACACGGATGCGACCATAGCCTTTGCCATAAAATATGGCGGTAAAAAGATACTTGATGAAGAATATGTACCGGATGCCGACAACCAGGTGCGAATCCGAGGGCTGGGCAAGTTCTGCGAATTGGCATTGTGGGGCGTGTGGTGTCTGGACTATGCACCGCAGAGCACCGCTTCGGGGACGTTCACCTTCCTTATCAACGAGACAGAAGACGCGCAGAGCTACGTGATGTTCAGCCGGATGCAGACCCGGAAGGATGCCGCTTCTCCGGGAATACTGAGTGAGGTGGCTGCCAAGGTGACACGTATGGGGGCCAAAGAGTATGTGAGTGGTTATCCGCAGAATGGAGGATATGACATAACGGCTTTTTTCAATGACGGCAGCCAGGAGAGCAAATCATTCCCGGTATCTTCTTCGGAGCCTTTCACGGTGGATGTGAGTCCGGATACTGTGCTTCCCGGATTTTCCAAATCGGACATAGCCAGTTATACGGTGGCCATGCTCGGAGGCTCCATGCAGTTTTACGTTGATGGTACAAGGTATGTGGATGTATGGTGTTTCCGTTTCAAGAATGTGTATGACATGCCTGAGACTTTAACGGCTACCGGTGAACTGAAACTGACCGGAAACAACGAGAGTGATGCAGCAGCCATGTACGGGGTACAACGCAAGTTCGGTGTCAAGGTTACTGATGAATACACGGTCAACTCCGGCAGCATCATGTTGCAGAGTGATTATAAATTATGGCACAACATGCTGAACGCACAAGAGGTGGAGATTCTTGTGGATGGCGAATGGCTGCCTATTGTGATTACGAAACAGAAGTTTGAACGCTCCTTCAGGCGTAGCGTCTTGAAGGCGGTGGAGTTCAGCTTCACCATGGCGAATCCTGAACAGAATAATTTGATAGGGCTATGATAAATATACAGAGATATAGGGAGATGCTGGTAGAACTGAAAGAGCGCGTCAATAAGGTCAGCCGGACGAAGATTGACGGGACAGTGATTGCCGTCAGCGAAAAGCATCTTGTCAAGAAATTGAGAGACTGTACGGGGTTGATGCTGTGTGCCAACTACCCGGATGCAGTGTCGCAGGGCAATGAGGATAATTATCGGGAACGGAATAGCTTGTTGCTGTTCCTGATTGAGAAGGTTCCGTCGGGTCAGGAGACCGACGAAGAGGAACTGCTGCATTATGCACGCATCCAGCAGGTCATGCAACTGCTTAAAACCAAACTCCGGGAGATGGATTTCTTTTGTGGAGAAGTGGAGGGGGCAGAGAGTATGACAGTGGAGTGGGAGTACGATGTGTTCGGCGGCTGGAACGGAATGAGTATAGGACTTAACTTGGTTGATTATGACTGAATTGTTTATTGACGGTGTGCAAGCCGTACTTCCGAAGGATTTTTCCATTCAGGTGAAACGTGAGAATCCGTTGATTACCAAGAATGGAGAATATACCTACGAGATAACATTGCAGCTGACTAATGCTACCAATGCGGAACTGTATGCGCATTTGAACCGGTTGAACAGCGTGCAGGAGGTGAAGACCAAACGCGCTGCCATATTGGTAGCTGACAATAGGGTGTATTGCAACGGTACGGAGATTATTACCGGTTGGACCGATGATACGGTATCGCTCCAGATTGCGAGCGGCAATTCCGAACTGAATTATTTTGTCGGCGGTGACTTGCTGATTGGAACCTTGGAAATGAAGCGGACGGATGTACTGACGACAGATATGTTTCCCCATATTGAGAAAACCTATCCGGAAGTGGAGTATTGTCTGGCGCCGGTACTTGACCAGGATACCGGAAATATACACAACCAGTGGTGTGTCAAGGCAGAGGCAGGTGCAGATAACCGGAATTTGGGTACGGATGATATGTTCGATGTGACACCGCAGCCTTATTTGTGCGCTTACATCAAGGAGCTGATGAGGGCACTCGGATATGGGTTGACGGAGAACCAATTGGAGAATACGGTATATAAGGATGTGTATATCTGTCATACGGTACCGACGGTATTGTGGAACAAGATGCTGCCGGGCTGGAGCGTGAAGGATTTCCTTGAGCAGGTGGAGCGGTTGTTCAATGCTGTTTTTCTGGTTGACAATCGCAAGCGTACGGCCAGGCTGTTGCTGAGAGGGAACTATTTTACCGGAGGCACTTCCGTACATGTACAGAATGTAGAGGATGTGTATGAGGTGGAGGTTGAAGAGCCGGATATTGAAGATCCTGCTTTCTCGAATGTAGCATATAAGGTGGAGGATTCCGAGTTCTGGAGATGGAATGTCTTGCCGGAGGCGGTTAAAAAAGGGGCGAAGAGAGAGAATATCCCGGAGGATATACCGACCGACATGCGAAGCATTACGGGATGGTTTAATGACGAATCCCATAAAAAGCCGGATACTATCTATACACACAAGGCTGATGGCAAGGAGTATGTGTATCTGCGTGACTGGGTGGATGAGGATGGAAGGCGTTCATCTCCGGTGTTTGTCATGGTGGATAGATTTGTCGGTATTGAACGCGAAGGTGTTTCCAATGTCGTAGAACTGGAGATGGTTCCCACAGCTTTTCAAAGTGTTGGAATCAACTATTACGGCGGTGGAGGAAGGGGAGAGGACACTACTCTTTGGATTTATCTTCCTTCCTTATCCGGTAATGGCAATGCGGATAAAACAGAACCGGCACTGAGTATTGAAGAGCAAATTCAGAATGGCGGAGGAGAAGAAACGGAATCAAAACGTGGTATCTGCCTGGCACTCTATACGGGATTGCAAGGCTTAAGTGTCGTGTACAATGGCGTCTCTATGAAATATCCGGTTCCTTATATAGATGAATATACGAAAAACCATACATCCAGAGATGAGTCTTGGTGGCAATATGTTAGGACAAACAGTATTGGGGCAAGTTTGTGCCTGAATGTGCTTGACGGGTTGCTGTATCAGACTAACTATGATATTGACTACACTAAAGCGGTGAAGGTCCAGAGCCATGACCCGAATGTATATGCCGCTCACCAAGTGTTTGAGATACGCAACAAGCGATATGTCTGCAAGGAGATGGAATTCACATTGGATGCGTTCGGTCGTAAGGGAGCCTGGACCGGTACGTTCTATCCCATCCGTATCAGCGATACTGAGGCTGATGTCCGGTGGATATTGGCTGATGGCCGTTGGCGTGACGGAGGGGTGTGGCTGGATAATGGCCGTTGGCTTGACGGATAACACTTTTTGTTCATAAGTGCTGGCCTGGTAGTCCGTGATGGATTGCCGGGCTTTTTCATGTCCTTTTTCAAGGTGACGCTTGAAGATACCTTTGTCCTGGATTAATAGGTAAAGATATGGCGGTTAACATACAAGACTTTAGAATGGCAATCCGGATTGATAATTCGGAGGCGAAAGCGAAGTTTGACGAGACCAAACGGCAGATTGATGCTGTCAAGGCTGAAATGGCGAAACTGCGGGCAGAAGGGAAGGAGAATTCAGCGGAATACAAGGAGCAGAAAGAGAATCTGGATAAACTGAATGCCGCGCTCGCCGTTCAACGTATAGAGGCTGGAAAGACTGCATTGTCTTACTCGGAATTGCGCAAGGCTGCGGCTTCCCTCAAGAGGCAGATGGATAATGCCACTCCCGGCACGGAGAAATGGGCTGCGCTACGGGCTGATTATCTGCTGACCAGACAACGGATGAGAGAGGTGGAGGTGCAGGCACGTGATACCCGTTTTTCTCTTTCCAAAATGGCTGATGGGGTTAATAGGTATGCAGCTATGGGGGCAGGAGTTGTCGGGGCTCTTACCGGGGTGGCCTTGACTGCCCGCAAATGTGTGGATGAATATGCGGAGATGGAGGAAGCCGAAGCGCAAGTTATCAAGTACACCGGTATGACCCGAGATGAAGTCAAGGGACTGAATGAAGAGTTCAAGGAAATGGATACCCGTACAGCGCGTGAGAAGCTGAATGCTCTGGCCGGTGATGCTGGTCGTTTGGGGATTACCGGGAAGAAGGATGTATTGGAGTTTGTCGATGCGGCCGATAAGATTAATGTGGCACTGGGTGAGGATTTGGGGGATGATGCGGTGAAGAACATCGGCAAGTTGGCACAGATGTTCGGTGAGGACCAGAAACTTGGGTTGCGTGGGGCGATGTTGGCTACCGGTAGCGCCATTAATGAGGTGGCACAGAACTCCAGTGCGGCAGAAGCATACCTGGTAGGATTTACTGCTCGCGTGGCAGGGGCAGCGAATCAGGCGAAGGTTGCTCAGAGTGACATTCTGGGATATGCCTCTGTACTTGACCAGAACATGCAGCAGCAGGAGATGGCGGCGACGGCTTTCCAGACGTTGATGATGAAGATGTACCAAGAACCAGCCAAGTTTGCAAAGATTGCAGGGCAGAGCGTGGAGGATTTTACCTCTCTTATCAAAAAGGATGCGAACGAGGCGATACTTCAGTTCCTGGATACATTGAATAAAAAAGGAGGACTTGACCAGCTGGCACCTATGTTCAAGGAGATGGGGCTGGATGGTGTCCGGGCTTCCGGTGTCATCAGCACGATGGCCGGCAAGATAGATGATATTCGTAAAGCGCAAAGATTGGCTAATGATGCGTATCGCGACGGTACCAGCATTATTAAAGAGGTCAATGTACAGAACAATACGGTTCAGGCGGGGCTGGATAAGGCGAAGAATAACTTCAAAGATATACGGGTGGAACTGGGCGAAAAGCTCCAGCCGGTGATGAAGTACATGATAACGACGGGCAGTCTGACGGTGAAGGGATTGGGAACTATGGTTTCCATTTTATGGAAGTACAAGGGGGCCATTGTTGCAGCCTCGGCTGCTGTTGCTGCCTATACATTGGTCGTAAAGGCAGACACTATGGCCAAAAGCTTGTGGACCACTATAACCAAAGGCGCTACTGCCGCAGCGTCATTGTTTAACAAGACATTGAAGGCTAATCCGTTGGGACTTGTAGCTTCGGTATTGGCTGGTGTCGTATCATATCTGGCTATATTCAAAACCAGGACCAATGAGGCGACGGAGGCTCAGGAAGCTTTGAATGCCAAAATGGAGCGCTATGAAACGCTGATGGGACGTATTGCTGGTATAAAAAGCAAAGCCGATAATCTGGATTTGCTGGATGATGACCAGAAGCAACGTACACGGAGCGAGACTGAAGCAGCCATCAGCGAACTTAAGGACCGCATGGCTGAAGAGATGGCGATTCACCGTAAATGGTTCCAGGAACAAAAGGCAGAAAAGATGAAATGGATTGGCGATGACAAGTCTTTGGAGAAGGCGGTTATCGGTGGGTTAAAACATCAACTGCAAGAACGCCTAAAATTATATGGCAGCTATACTGTGAAAAAAAAGGAATTGGAGGCAATTCTTGCAAAGCTGCCCGAACAAGAAGTAGATAATCCGGTGCCAGGAGGAAACAGCAATGGAGTAGATGATAATGGCCTTGACAAAGAACTGAAGACCCGTGAAGAGAAGCTGAAGCAGGCAATGCTGGTCGAGCAGAATTTGTGGAAGGAAGAATATCTGAATTGGCAGCACACCGAAGATGAATACAATCAGGCCTTGCAGGATTCTGAAATGAAATTTCTGCTGGAGAGGAAAGCTTTGCTGGAAGCTTATGGCAAGGATACATCAGATATACAAGGGCAGATTTATGACAAGATGATAGCTGAAGCTGCCCGTATTGATAAGGCTAAGAGTGAAGCTGAAGGTAAGGAAAAGCAGGAGACCTTTGCCGCCCTTGATTCATCATATAAGTCAGACCGGCAGCAGATAAAACAAGCCTACCTTGATGGGGATATTCGTTCCGAAGAGGAGTATCGCAGGAAATTACTCGAAGCTGAACGCGATTACCTGGAGCAGAAACGTGCCATGCAGTTGCAATATGGAGATGATACTACAGCCGTCGATGACAAGCTGCTGGATATGGGGCTTTCCTCTCAAAAAGAGGAAAAGGACAGCCACCGTGAACAAGGATTCATGGATATGGATTCCGCTTCCTCATATTCTCAGAAAAACGATATTCTTCAGGCGATGTATGATGCCGATTTGATAACATATGAAGAATATCAGGCAGAGAAGACCCGTATTGCAGAAGAGCAGGAACAGTTACGGGAAGATACGGCGAGAGCGGCATTCGACGTCATTGGCCAGGCCGCATCTGCTGCCAGTCAGGTGGTAAGTGCTTTGCAGGATGCGGAGGTCAGCAAAGTTACCCGAAAATATGATAAAGAGATTAAGGCGGCCAAGAAAGCCGGTAAAGATACCACGAAGCTTGAGGAGGAGAAGGAAGAAGCCATCAACCAGGTTAAAAAGAAGTATGCCGACAAACAGTTTGCCGCCTCTGTCCTTCAAGTGACTGCCAGTACTGCGGTTGCCGCTATGGAGGCATACAAGGCTATGGCCGGTATCCCTATTGTTGGGCCGGCATTGGGAGCCGTTGCTGCTGCGGCAGCCATTGCCAGTGGTGCTGCACAGATTGCCGTTGCCAAGCAACAGCGTGATGAAGCGAAGGGACTGAAATCCGGTGGTTATGTGGATGAGTATGTGGAGGGCTATACCAAGAACGGTAATCCTGATGATGTGGCTGGTGTTATTCCGGTACATAAGAACGAGTTTGTGGCCAACCATGAAGGTGTGGCCAATCCGCATGTGCGCCAGTTCTTGGATGTGTTTGACATTGCACAGAAAAACGGGACTATCCGTATGCTCAATACGACGCAGATATTGGAGCAGGTTCGTACACGCAGCGGCAAGTATGGCGGTGGTTATGTTGATACGAGTGATTACTCTATGGCGTTGTCGTCCGACAAAGGTAACGTCTTGTCTGGCTTGACACCGGAACAACGCTCGCAGATCGTGAGGTTGTTGGCTCGCAACAATGAATTGCTCGAAATTCTCGCAAAAAAAGAATTGGTGGTTGACTCCCGTAAGGTGCGGGATGGCATAAAAAGGCTCGAAGTCCTGGAGGGCAATGTCAGTAGGTAGTGTCCTTTTTTTATGGTACCGGTACAGATAATTTTGCAACATGAATGTATTCCAGGCAATAGATGAAATGAGGCAGTTGTCCTCCGAAGGAAAAAGCTTTTCTTTTTCTTTCATGAGTTATAGTTATGAGCGTCGCAAAAGCGATGGGGTCATAACGGTGAACAATGCACGTCTGCGTAAGCAGAGCCATAAAGAGAACAATAGGTTTGCTGATTATATGCTGAATTTTATCAATCTGGATACTATGGAATATGGCATGTGCTGGCAGCCTCTATTGCTGTCTTTTAATGATAATGAACTTGAATTGGGTTGATGGATACCAAGTTTGAAAATATAGTACCTTGGAATGGCTCGAATGATACCGGGCGCGATGTTCGTTTAAAGTGGGAAAGAAACTTTAAGCGCATAGCAGATGCCTTGAAGGAATTGTCTGATACGGATAAGCAGATTATAAAGGATATTTTAAAAGAAATAGATAAAATATTTCTGCATAAGGATAAAGAGGACGGCACTCCCTTCCCCATAACCTTCGGAGATTGGGTCAAGTTCGGCGAGTTCCTCACCGGCATTTCCGGAGGGTGCATCGACAAGAATGGCATCCTTGAAATGGAAGAGGGCATTTTCCGCAAACGTGTGTTTGTTCCGGAGATTGCCTACAACCGTGTGACCTATTTCAAAGGCAGGATGTGCGCCTCTCCCGGAGGTGGATGTACGGTCAAGGAATGGACGGACAACGGTGACGGCAGCTACACCATAACTCCAGACTTGACGGATGCCGACGGGCTGAGCCAGTTTGTCGATGATATACTTACTACTTACTTCGTCACCAAGAACGCCGAAGGCAAGCTGCAGGGTTTCGAGGAGATGAAGTTCCGGGTGACTTCCGCAGACTATACAGCCAAGACATTCGTCATGACACCGAAGCCAGGTACTGACTGGAAGCCGGGGGAATCTATGGTACTCGCCCAGACGGGTAACTTCACGGATGAGGATAGGCAGACGTACATCCTGATTGATACGGTGGGCGGCAACAACTGCATTACTTTCTTCGACCACGCCAACACCTGGGATGTCGAACCGGCACAAGAGATGTCTTGGATTGGCAAGAAGAAAGGCAGAACAGTTCACGGCATACCGGCTGACAACTACTCGGCTGTTTTTCGCCACGTCATCATGTCCGGCAAGATATTCCAGGTGGATGACATCACCGGCGAGGCTTTCCGGGTACCGCTATTTAAAGGTACGTGGAAAAAGGGTGAGAAGTATGCCTATTACGATGAGGTGACGCATAACGGCAGTTCATGGATATGTGTAAACGAGAAGGGTTCGACTACAGAGCCGACAGACGGTAATGCCGACTGGCTGAAATATGCGGCCAAGGGAGAAAGCGGCAAGGGTATCAAGTCTACCGATGTGGAATACGCGATATCGGTGTCGAATGTCATTGCCCCGGTGGACGGTTGGCAGACTACCTCCCCAAAATGGGAAGCCGGCAAGTATATCTGGTCGCGGACGAAGATTGTCTATTCTGATGGCGAAGTTAAATACACCCAAGCGGCTTGTATCAGTGGTGGGCAGGGAGCTGACGGCAAGGGCATCAAGTCCATTACCGAAGAATACTACCTATCCTCTTCATCGGCCACCACAACCGGAGGCGAGTGGCAGACTACCTCTCCGGCATGGAAAAACGGATGGTATATCTGGACCCGGACAAAGATAGTCTTTACTGACGATACTTCCACCACAACGAACGCCATCTGTGTGACTGGCAGTAAGGGTGCAGACGGTACAAGCATTACCAATTGCGGTGACTGGCAGACCGGAAAGCATATACCTTACATGGGTATTACCAAGATGGCCGGACGTGTGTTCCTCTGCATCGCTCCTGGTGGTACCGACAATCCTCCGATGTGGACTCAGACGACCAATGAGGGGCGCCGTATCCTGCAGACCCAGAACGGCGGCAAGTCCTACGGTTATACCATTACCGGGGACTTGAACACGGCTGAGTATGAGCTGCTGGTGGAGAACGGCCAGGATGGTAAGGACGGAAAAGGCTATGAGTGGATATTCAAGCATACGACAGAGAATATAACACCTTCCACACCAGCCACCTCGCAGGTAGATGACTATGTGCCGTCCGGCTGGCATGATGACCCGATTGGGGTGAGCGAGAGCCTGCCATACGAGTGGGCTTGTTGCCGCACGAAGAAGGACGGTGTATGGAGCGCGTTCAGTCCGGCCGCCATCTGGGCCAAATGGGGCTTTGACGGTGAGTCGGCCATTGTAGCCGATTTCGACAATGAGATGGAGAGTGTGGCGTTGACATACGAGGGAAAGACTGTTTCGCAATCCGTGCTCAATACAACCGTCGGCATGTGGTATGGTACGAAGAAGCTACAGCTCAAGTCCATCTCATGCGTGACGCCTGCCGGTGTCACGGAAAGCTACAATGTCAATACGGGTGTGATAGCGTTTACCGTGGCTTCCGGCATTTCGATGCCTGCACGCTCAGAGGTCAGGATAACCGTTACGGCTACGGTACAGGATACGGATATAAGCCGTGAGCTGGTGTTCACCATTGCCGGTGTACGTGCCGGTAATCCGGGCAGTGATGCGATACTCTATAGGCTGGTGCCTTCCGTATCTTCAGTAAGCAAGCGGAAGGATGGTACCTACAGTGTGGCAAGCGTGTCATGCACACGCACCAAGTCTGTAGGCGGTACCACTTCCATCACGACTGACGGTGTGCTGAAATACAGTAAGGACGGTGGTTCGGAGGTCGAGATACAGAACGGCACGGCCATTTCCCCGAAGAACTTCACGACGCAGCTGCAGTTCGTGTTCTACGTGGGTGGGCAGGTCGTGGACCGGGAAACTATACCCATGGTTGTGGACGGCAACGACGGTAATCCAGGAAAACCTGGCGGTGACGGCGAATCCGTCAAGGCTGGCGGTGAGTGGCGCACGGCTAATACTCCATACAAAAAGCTCACCATCTGTACGATGGGGAGTCGCTCCTGGCTCTCAAAGGTTGACACTTCGAATCCACCTCTATGGACTCAGACAACTCATGACGGGAGGCGAATCACTCAGACCCAGAACGGCGGCAAGTCCTACGGTTATATTATTACCGAAGAAGTGAACACCGACGAATGGGAACAACTGACATCAGACGGCGGCATGGTCTATCTCATCAGTACATGCAGCAATATACGGGTGAGCAATGCCGGTTCGCTTGTTCCTTCAGCTTTCCGCGTCTATGCCAAGCGGACGCTTGGTAGCGCCACATTGACTTATCCGGACGGATATCTGACCGCACGGGGGTACAGCAACGGGATATGGAGCGCCATCGCAGGGCCTTCGAGGGCTTCCGAGATTACGGTCAACGCTTCTGCAGGGTATTCAACGTTTTCAGTCCGCTGTTACCAGAGCCAGGCTGACGCTTCGGCATGGAATGACAGTTTCATTGCCGAGATGTCCGTGGGTGTAAGTTATGACGGTTCAAGCGGACGAGATGCCAGTGAGCCGCGTCCGAGAGGTTTTTTCACCAAGGGCAACACGTATGTATGGAATGAAGATTACCATGACATCGTACTGGCCACATTTAACAATCGCACCATTCCGTTCAGGGTACGGGCATACGGTACTTCTGTCACTGTCGCACCCTCGTCCATTGACGGTGATGCGAATTGGGAGGCGGCACAGCAGTATCAGTTTGTGGCGACTGACATGATGCTTTCCCGAAAGATACGTGCCGATGAAATCTATGTGGATGATTTGGTGGTACAGAATGTATTGGCAAGGGATGACGATGGGAATCCGACAATCGAAATCAATGGAGATGAAAAGAGGTTCACCATAGGCGGAATTGAAATAAATTCCGACGGGTTAGGGTCTAAGATGGCTGATTCCGGAAGGCTTGATTTGAACGGGAGCTTTATGCGGCTCGGTTTGGATGGGCTAAGAGTAAGACATTCCCAATATTCGAATCTGGATAACATTATCAGATATGTATATAGTATCGCGACATTGATAGATGGCTGTCTCAAACTGGAATCCAAAGGGGCAGTCTATTCACCCAAAGAGGTATTCTATGCCGTATCAGGCAATTTCGGTTTGAAAATAAACAGTTCCGGGATATACAGGACTTCGGACGGAGGCACAACATGGGTTCAATTATAATTTTAATATCAGTATTATGAAAGTGTTTTATGAAAGCAAAATTGCAAAATGGCTGCTGTGGCAGGGCTACAGCACCATCACATTGGGATGCTTTGTATTCACCACGAAAAGCAAGGAGGAGATGAAGCAGAGTACACTTAACCATGAGGCGATTCATGTGCGCCAATGGGAAGAATGTCTGATTGCATCGGCTGTGCTGCTGACATTAATCATGCTGTTTACCGGGTTCAACTTATGGGTATATCTACTTTGCCCGTTGTGGTTCTACCTCCAGTATGGTGTGGAGTACGCAATATCCTACATGTATCACTTATGCCGTAACCGGTGCTGGGTGAATGTAGGTGATAAGGCTTACGGAAATTCAGCATTCGAGATGGAGGCAGAAGCCAACGAAGAGGTAGACGGTTATCTTGATGTGAGAACTCCTTTTGAGTTCTTCAGATATTACGGAAAAATTTGATTTATAATTTACAAAACGAGACTAAAATTAAAATGTTAAATCGGGTAATATTTCCGTCCGGAAATTATGCCCCTTAAAT